TGCGTGGCGCTACCTTCTCATTCAACGGAGCAATAAACGTAGGCGCTCTAAGCAATGATACAGATGAAGGTAAAGCAGATTTTAGCGACTGGGGTCCGGGCATAGATGTATATGCCGCTGGAGAGACTGTAATGGGTGCTATGATGAAAGACGATATTACTTACGGAAATCCCTATTATGGACAGTTAAGCAACACACCGAAATGGGATACAATGGGTGTGCAAAACGGAACAAGTTACTCTTCACCTTTGATAGCAGGTATGTTGGCTTGTTTAGCAGAAGTATATCCCACACTCACACAAGCACAAGCAAGAACATATTTACAAAACAATGCTGTCACAGGATTGATGGCAGACACCGCAAACGCAATAGATGTAGATGTAAGCACAAGAGTAAGCACGGACGGTTCAAACATTGATAGAATAGCACTGTGGAAGAATCACAGAGCAACGTCAGGTAACATGGCGTTCAACACATACAACAAAGACGTGAACAGCCGTCCCACAACAGGTGCGATATACCCTAGGCCTAGAATCAGACGTAGAGGATAACCATAAATACCATTAAATTATGGCGAGAAATAACATAGATATAGGAGCACTGGGGAATCCGGCCACGGGCGATACTTTACGTACGGCCATGATCAAGATCAACAACAATTTCGAAGAACTCTACATAGGAAATGCCGCGGATGGCCAACTGACTACCTCAGTCACAAACGGTGACATATCTATACAGCCAAACGGCACAGGTACTGTCGAGATAGACGCATTATCTGTGAACAGTGACAACATAACTTCACTGACCACAAACTCGTCTGTGACCATAACCGGTAACGGGACGGCAGGTGTGGACATAGAAGGTATTAGTGTAAATGGCACAACGATTACAAGCTCAGACAGTAGCACAATCAACATCAACGAGAATCTCATAGTTGATGGCACAGGGGACTTCTCTGGCACCCTGTCTGTAACAGGAGCGTCGACATTGACCGCAGGAGCGACGATAGATGGCATCAGCATCACGGACAACACGATCACAACATCAGCATCAAACGCCAACCTAGAACTCACAGCGTCAGGCACTGGTTCTGTCAGCATCGATGGCATACAGATTTCAGGAACAGAAATCAGTTCGAGTGACTCAACACAGATCACAATAAAAGAAAATTTACACGTGACTGGGAACATCACGGGCACGATTGACGCTGACAACTCAACAGTTTCAAACCTAGAAGTGGACAACTTCAAGGCCGCTTCAATTGTCACAGAAGCGGAAGGTATTGGAAGCAACGACAATGACACAACTCTACCAACGTCGGCGGCCGTAAAAGATTACGTGGACGCAAGGGATATAGGTGACCTATCCGTAACAGGTTCGACGATATCAGCACCGTCAAATGCGGATCTGACTTTGACCACCTCAGGTACGGGATCAGTCAGCATTGACGGAATACAGATTTCAGGAACAGAAATCAGTTCTTCAGACTCTACACAGATAACAATTAAAGAGAATTTACACGTGACTGGAAACATCTCTGGAACGATAACTGGAACAGTCACAGGCACAATTGACGCTGACTCATCAACAGTTTCAAACCTAGAAGTGGACAACTTCAAGGCGAGTGCAATAATCACAGTGGCGGAATCGCTGGCATCAAATGATTCAGATACAGCACTCGTGACAGCAGGTGCTGTTATTGACTACGTGGATGCACAGGATGCCAACATAGCCAGTGACACCATAACTTTCACAAACAAGACCATTGATGCCAACGCAACAGGTAATAATATTTCAAACATTGACATAGGCAACATGACGGCCGCAGTTGTTGTAACGGAATCAGAGGGCATCGGATCCAATGACAATGACACAACAATTCCAACAAGTGCCGCAGTAAAAGATTACGTTGACAACAACGCTGGTAGTGGTTCAACAGGTGACATCACGTTCACAGGTTCAACAATATCAGCACCATCAAACGCAGACCTTACACTAAACGCGGGTGGAACAGGAAGCGTTGACATCGACGGAATACAGATAAAAGGCACAAGCATTTCGTCTACCGATTCAACACAGATCAACATCAACGAGAACGTCAGCATCGACGGAACATTAACAGTCGGCGGAGCATCGTTGAGTGGAACACTCAACACAGCAGGTAACACAGGCACAGGCAGTGTGGCACTTGCTTCACAGAGCCTACAGGTCACAGGAACAACCAACGAGATCAACATTGAAGCGGCGGCGTTTGCCTTGACTGCAAGTTTGGCTGACAACATATCAGGCATAGTGAGTGTGACTGCTTCCAGTTTCCTTGCCAACGATGCAATAAAAATAATTGACAACAAGATCACAGGCACAAGATCAAATGAAAACGTAGAACTTGAAGCAAATGGAACAGGTGGTGTCATAGCACAAAGTCCATTCACGTTCAACGCAGGGTACATTGAGAAGATCAACACACTCACATCAAGTTCAACTATCACAGTTGACTGTGCGACGGCCAGCGTACACAAGGTCACACTGGCAACATCAACACAATTCAACATTGCAAACCTACCAACAGGTGGAACGGTTACGTTAATCATCACACAGGATGGCACAGGTTCAAGGACGGCCACTTTCGGCACTGACGGTTCTTCGGCCGTGAAGTTCCCATCTAACAGTAGCACACTTTCGACCGGTGCCGCTGACATAGACGTTGTCACAATCATCAACGACGGAACCAACTTCCTGGGCAACATTGCCAAGGACTACAGGTCATCCTAGGAGGACTAGATGCCTTTTGGTATACACAGACACATCATCACAGTGGGCGGCAACTGGGATCCTTCAGACAGCGTCACAACAAGTTTTCACATCGATGCCGCAGACACATCAAGTTATTCACTCAGTGGTAGCAACGTTTCATCTATAACTGACAAGGCAGGCAATTTCTCAATCACTGTCAACGGCACACCCACTAGGGTCTCCAGTGCCCTCAACAGCCTCAATGTTTGGGACTTCAGCGGTTCGAGTGAGGACTTCACCACGTCGGACGAACAGAATGTCACGGATGGTTCAGGCAACCACTGGGCCATAGGTGTGTTCCTGGCGGACACAGTCAATGACACGCAGGACAGTTTCTACAGTTTCGAGAACAACACAGTGTCGTCAGGGAGCAAGAGAGACTACGCGGTCAGCGCCGGTAACTCCAGTGCGTTCAACGGTGAGTTGGACCTGGACGGATTGAGTTCCAACAGGATATCCAGCACCATAGGTAACCTCGAGAACTTCGACTCAGCGGTCACCCTTGACGCATTCCACATAGTGGGCACCATATTCAACAAGACCGGCAACCAGATCTCCGCCAGGGTGGACGGCGCCAACGCATTCACTCCTGTGAACGACTACGACAGAGCCATCAGCCAGAAACAGGACGTGAGGATCATGCGAAACAGGGCCAACGAGAGGTTGGATGGCAGGGTCGCTGAATTCTTCGTGGTAGGCGCACTGCCGGGCACGGGCGGAACTGACATAACGGAGTTCCAAAAGGCTGAGGGATACCTGGCTCATAAGTGGGGTCTGACGGGAAATCTACCCAGTGACCACCCGTTCAAGAACGTCTCGCCGTAGGCAGTTTTATCAAATCATAAAAACCGCTAAATATTACTTAATATGACACAAGAAGTAATAGATGTAGGTATAAATCCGGATAGTGGTGAAGGTGATTCGCTTTACGAAGCCGGTAACAAGATCAACAACAATTTTGGTGATTTCTTCGATACGGTAATAGTAAAATCTGACATCAAGTTCTTCGGCAACAAGATCACGTCGAGGCTTTCAAACGCCGACATATTCGCACACCCGGCCGGCACGGGATCCATCGTGTTCCCCGGCATCAGGTTCAACGACAACAACATAGAAGCAATCAACAGCAACGATCACATCAGGATAACTGCAAATGGTTCGGGTCGAGTGACACTGGCCGGACTAGGGTTCAGCGGCACCACCATCTCGGCCACTGATTCTTCATCGGTCAACATCAATGAGAATGTGATAGTAGACGGTGACTACACAACGTCATCAGGATTCACTTTCAGTGGTGCACAGACTTTCACTTCGCCATTTGCATTCGGCAATCTTACACTTGCCAATGGATCGATAACCGACTCGTCTGGTGCAATAAGTTTTGGCAACGAGAATTTGTCAACCACAGGAACAGTTGCCCTAGGTGGTGATTCCGTAATAGGTAATCTAACTTTGACAAGTGGATCAATAACCGATTCATCAGGTGCCATAAGTTTTGGAAACGAGAATCTAACAACGACTGGAACATTAACGGCCGCAACTGGATCGACACTGGGTAATCTAACATTTGTCAATGGATTGATCACAGACTCGTCAGGTGCCATAAGTTTTGGCAACGAGAACCTGACCACAACAGGAACATCTTTCGCAATAAACAGCACACTGACCGTGGCCAACGGATCAATAACAGATTCCAGTGGTGCAATAAGTTTTGGCAACGAGAACGTTACGACGACAGGAACCATCGCAAGGGCAACAGGTTCCACTATAGGAAATCTAACACTGGCAAATGGATCAATCACTGACTCGTCAGGTGCAATTAGTTTTGACAATGAAAATTTGACGACCACTGCAACGTCAATGGCCATCAACAGCACCTTGACTGCAGGAAGCGGTTCAATGACAGATTCAACTGGTACTCTTGACTTTGGAAACGAGAACCTTAGCACTACGGGGACTTTGAATGCTGGCACCACCACAATGGGATCATTGGCCACGGTGTCTGGCACCACATCCTTCGCCGACTCGGTAACGGTAGACAACTTGACTTTCAATGACAACATAATTTCTACGAGTTCTAACGCCGATCTAAGGCTTTCACCTACAGGAACAGGTGTGGTCAACGTTAAGAATTTGACCATCGATTCCTCGATAAACTTTACAGACAATGTGCTAAAGGTAACCAATTCCAATGCTGACTTTGTTTTATCAGGCAGTGGCACAGGCTCGGTGCACATTGGCTCGATTGATCTGGACTCGGGCACGATAGATAACACAGTGATCGGTGCAACCACACCCGCCCCTGGACTTTTCAATCCATTGAACTACACGACGTTGAATATTCCAACTAAGATAACATTCTCAGGCAACACAATGTCAACCAACAGATCCAATGACAATCTAGAATTTGAGGCCAGTGGATCAGGGAATGTCTTGGTCAATGGTTTTTCATTGCCCAACGCTGACGGGCAAACAGGTGAGTTCATCCAGACCGACGCAAGTGGAAACCTATCATTCGTTGGTGTTTCCATATCTTTCAGTGAGTCCACGATACAGGACGCACGGACCAATATTGGTTTCACGTCCGAGGTGGTGCTGGACGCCAACTTGTCAACGGGTGAAAATGAATCAATAACGACAGGAACCAGCATGATAAATGACTGGCCAAGCGCCAAGTACGACAGTGCATGGTACGTGGCCCTGAGTAGGGTGCAGGAGGCAGACAGTTCGATAGAATACCAGATGCAGAAACACATTCTTGCACGTGGCACTAACGATGGATCAACTTTTGACTCATTCTCTGGTTCGTCACAGATAATCAGGACGTCAGCCGCAGAGGAGGTGCAACTATCAACAGACATAAGGACGGCAACAGACAGGGTGAGACTACTGGGGGCTGGAGGGAAATTAGCGGATGGTTCCTCAGATTCAGCAATCAACACACTGCACTTCTTCAGGATAGGCCTCGGCGACAATGACTCTTCAGGTACACAGGCAGGAAGTTCAACTTTCACACAACAACAGACCTTACTTGTTTCTGATCTAGATTCGGCGGCGGCGAACCTAGACACATGGTCCGCTTCATCATACCGGGGAGCAAAATATTTTATTTCGGTCAACAACACGACCTCTAATGAGGTGTCATCATCAGAGGTGTTGGTCGTACACAATGGCACAGATGCATTCATTACAGAATACAACCTAGTAATATCCAACGCAGAGACCACACCACTGGCCACATTCACTGCGGACATAAATGGAGGCAACGTGAGACTGCGAGGTGCCAATGGTACAGCAGGTACGTGTAGGGTATCGATGTACAGGGTGCTGTTGTCAGACTCTGAAGTTAACAGGTCAGGCACTCCGATCGCGATAGTTGGTTCAACACCAATCGGACAGGTCGCAACCACAGATGTTGACCATGTTACCACGACAATAACTTCAAAACAAGGATTCGAATCAGAAGAGACCTTTGATGAATTTGCATCATCCAAGTATGACAGTGCTTGGTATCTTACATTGGCCAAAGACATGACATCTGGTAGGTTGGCATTCCACAAGTATTCATTGCTACATGGAACAAGTGACGATAGCAGTATCGAGGCATTTGTAACAGACAGTAGTGTGGTGAGGTCGGAGGAGTTCGACGTGGTCACAGCAAACGCCAGTGTTGACGATGGCAACATACGTTTAAATCTCACTGGCATCAACGACGGTTCTACAACAATGTTAAACTTTGCAAACACCTACAGGATAGGACTTGGCGACTCTGATTCAACAGGATATGCAGGAGAGGAATCAGCATTGGCGACAGTAGAGATAAACACGGACGTTGACAGTGCTTCAGAGAGCATTGACTCATTCGCACATGCAGACCACAGGGGTGCAAAATATTATGTGTCTGTTAAGAATGCATCAGGGGGTGAAGTCATGAACACAGAACTACTTGTGGTACACAATGGGACCAATGCGTTCATCACAAGTTATAACGAACACAGTTCAGGCAACACAGGTGCCGCTTCAACAGATGTTCTGTGTAGTTTCACCGCGGCCATAGACGGTTCCAATGTTGTGGTAAGTGCGGCGGGACTACAGACCAACTTGAGAATACACCTGTATAGAATTTTATTAGCAGATGACCAGTCAGCATCAACCGGCACAAACGTAAATGTAATAAACGCAAAGACCGTTTCAAGTTCTGCGACAACAATCGACACATTCAGCACCAACACGTATGCGGCGGCACACTACATCATAATTGGAACAAAATCAAATGACAGTTGCATAATGGAGGCCACGGTGATCAGTGACGGCACCGAAGCAAGTATATCAGAAGGACCACAGGTCAGCACAGAAGAGACACCGATGTTGACCCTGTCTGCTTCGCACAGTTCAACCACAACGACAGTACAAGCGTCTGCTACATCAGGTGCATCGACTACTGTCAACGCATACAGGATTCACATACCTGTACCTGCAGGTACACAATACACCGAGATAGATTCATTTGCACACGCCAGTACACAGGGTGCCATGTACGTGGCAGTGACCCACCAGACGGACGACAAGTCGTCCATAGACGAATTCATGGTTGTCACAGATGGCACGGACACATACAATTTGCTTCACGGTATCAACACTGCTTCAGCAAGTACAGATCTGGTCAACTGGACCACGGCCGTTGAAGGAAGCAACGCCAAGGTGAGGGCGGAGCTCGTAGACACAAGGGCACAAGGCACAATCAACGCATGGCAGGTCCACCTAGACAGGGCGGCGGGGAATCCATCAAACGTTGCCACGCTGGATAGTTTCGACAAGACCACACACAGGGGTGCTTTCTATCACATATCCATATCTGATTCAAATGCAGGCTCGTTGGGCAATTACGAGACCCTTGACGTTAGGGTCACACACGACGGCACCACTCCATACATTTCCACGTTTGGAAGGACAAGTAGTTCCGGGTCTGACCTGGCAACCATAACTGCTGACATAGTTGGCGACGATGTGAGGCTCAGAGGTCAGATAAGTACAAGTAACACACATACAGTAACCGCTGTTAGGAGATTGATAAACTTATAGCATATGGCACAATTAGTTTTAAATGTAGGAACAAACGCTAACGACGGCACGGGAGACACGTTACGAGATGCCATGATCAAGGTGAACACCAACTTCGCTGAGATCTATGGATCACCCGGCGTAGACGGCACCACAATATCAGTTACAGGTAACGAGATCAGGGCCGTGAGGACCAACGATGACCTTGTTTTTGAACCAGCGGGTGCAGGTTCTGTTGTGTTCCCTGCAATAACAATCCAGGGCAATAACATCCTTGGTACGAGATCCAATGAAGACATCAATCTAGTGCCAGCAGGCACGGGTAACGTGGTGTTTGGTGCGATCCAGATCGAGGGCACAACATTAAGTTCAACAGATTCTACAACCATCAACATCAACGATGGATTGATCGTTGATGGAACGATGACTGTCTCAGGAACTGCTACATTCCTGGGAGGCATCATCGCAGGCTCAGGATCAACAATAGGAAACTTGACACTTGCCAATGGCTCTATCACAGACTCATCAGGCGCTATCAGTTTTGGAAATGAGAACCTATCGACAACTGGCACAATAACAGCCGCGACAGGATCAACAATCGGTAACCTTACACTAGCAAATGGATCAATCACTGACTCATCTGGAGCAATTAGTTTTGGAAACGAGAACCTAAGCACGACAGGTACTGTGACTGCGGCAACAGGATCCACTATTGGAAATCTAACATTGGCAAACGGATCGATCACTGATTCATCAGGTGCCATAAGTTTTGGTGATGAGAATCTATCAACCACAGGAACACTGGTAGTTGGCAATGTCACACTTTCAAGTGGTTCCATAATAGATTCAAGTGGAGCAATAAGTTTTGGCGATGAGAATCTAACGTCAACGGGAACAATCAACAGTGGCACAGGGTCAACGATAGGTAATCTTACACTTGCAAATGGATCAATAACAGACTCTGGTGGTGCCATAAGTTTTGGCAATGAGAATCTAAGCACAACAGGTACAATGACTGTTGGCACTCTAACAATGGCTGGTGGATCTATTACAGATTCTTCGGGTGCCATAAGTTTTGGCAATGAAAATTTAACAACGACAGGAACACTAAACGTTGATGGACTATCCACACTTGGTGCTTTGACTGTTACGGGTGCGGTGTCATTCGGTGGGGGAGGAGTCACAGTTGACAATTTAACATTCAATGATAACATCATATCTTCAAGTTCCAATGCAGACATACGTTTGGAACCAGGCGGAACAGGAAGCGTAATTATTTCAAGTTTGACCATAGATGACAACATCAACATCCAAGATAATGAAATAACAACAACTGCTTCTAACTCGGATCTTAAGATCACACCCGCTGGCACAGGCCAGGTCCAGATAGCCAAAGCGAACATTGATGCAGGAACCATTGATGGGACTTCGATCGGTCAAACCACACCAGCGGCTGGTACTTTTACGACACTTACAGTTACACAGGCATTGACCCTAGAAGGGATAACCATAGACGACAACACTGTCAAGACAAACTCATCCAATGCCAACCTAGAACTGTCAGGAAACGGCACAGGTGGAGTAACCATAAGTGGTTTCACTTTCCCAACATCAGACGGAACCTCAAATCAGTTCCTTAAAACAGACGGACTAGGGACTCTTTCATTCGCCACAGCAGGGGCAACACTCAATAATTCCGATCTTGTAGACGCAACAACCACCGTGGCAAGTTCAGCCACATCTGTCATGAACACGTTTGCAAAGGCCACGTACAGAAGTGCCAAATATTTTATATCAATAACAGACGCAACAAACAGTAGATTCGAAGTTGTGGAGGCGAACGTAACGCACGATGGTACCAACGCTTACATCTCAACCTTTGGTTCGGTGACTGATCACACAGGGCCATTGACAACATTCTCAACAGACATCAATGGATCAGATGTGAGGGTCTTGGTAACAAACATCTCAAACAACAGCACAGTATTCAAGTTCCAAAGGATCACTTTCGACGTATAAATTACATTAGGTTCTTAGAATTGATACTAAATAATCACGTACAAGGGGATTAAACACATGGCACAACAAAATATAAACATAGGATCTAGTGCAAATGACGGCACAGGTGATCCGTTACGAACAGCATTCGACAAAATCAACGACAACTTCGACGAGTTATATGGCTCTACAGCAGAGGCTAATGACCTTATAGAAGATTCAACTCCACAACTTGGTGGAGACCTAGATGTTAACGGAAGAAGGATAACATCAGCAAGATCAAACGAAGACATTATTTTATTACCAAACGGCACAGGTGGAGTAGTTGCTTCAGCAGTTAGAATAGCAGGAACAACATTGAGCTCAGATGATTCATCATCAATAACGATTGCAGAAGGCCTACAAGCCAACGGCGCAGTTAACATTGACGGAGCAGTAACCATGGCTTCTACATTGGCGGTAACAGGTGTTGCAACTTTCACTGCAACTCCGGTTTTCAGTGGTGACATCACTGTGTCAGATGACATTAATTTAACATCAGACAGTGCTGTCATAACTTTTGGTGCAGACACCGATACAACTTTAACTCACACTGATGGTACAGGTTTAACTTTAAATTCAACAAACAAACTTTGTTTCAATGATGCATCTCAGTTCATACAAGGTTCAAGTGCAACAGTATTATCAATAGGCGCAACGGATGAGATCGACTTGACTGCGACTGATATTGATGTAAATGGAACCATGAGTGTAAGTGGAACACTTACGACAGCGTCAATTGCCACAACAGGAACACACACTATCACTGGAACAGCGGCCATAGACGGAGTCACTATAACAGATAACACAATAAGTTCAAACGCATCAAATGCCAACCTAGAGATAAGTGCCAACGGAACTGGTACGGTCGACGTTGAAGGAGTATCATTTTTCGGTACCACATTGACTGCGGCTGATTCATCTACGATAAACATCAATGAAGGTTTGGTTGTTGACGGCACTGTTACTGTGTCGGGAACGACAAACACAGCAGACGTGGCGACAACTGGAAACACAACTGTAACTGGCAACAGCACAGTTGCAGGAGATTTGACTGTGGCAGGTTCGATTAACGCAGACAATATTATATCTTCTTCAAATGGTGACATCACAATAGATCCGGCCGGAACAGGGGCGATAAAGTTAACAGGTCCAATCACAGCAACTGGCACACAGACAACCACAGGACAACTTAATGTCGACAACTTGAGATTAGACGGAAACGTTTTATCTGCTACGTCAGGCGGCATTACATTAACACCAGCAGATGGACAAAACGTAACAGTGGGTGGTACCAACACAAACTTCACAGCCGGCGAGGCCAACTTCACATTGATGGAAGCGACAACGGCTAGAGCAGACACAATCGAAAGTGATACATCGAACGCAGATCTTGTGTTCAACACTCAAGGTACAGGTGTGTTTGATTTCAACGCCGCAATAAAAATGGCCGAAGTATCCAAACCAACGGCAGTTGCAGATCATGGTTTCATCTATACTAAAAATGATTCAGGAACAGGTGAAGTATTTGTTCTTGATGCCGCAGACAATGAAACAAAAATTTCACCGCACAACGACAACGGCGAATGGGAATATTTTTCACGGAACAGCAGAACAGGAAAAACTGTCAGAATAAACATGGAAGCAATGATTCGTGATCTAGAGAACTTCACAGGCAACAAGTACATCAAAAGCGAATAATACACACTTTCATATCGTCTATAATAGACACAAATGAAGAAACGTTTTAACGACCGTAATAGACATAAGTCAGCGAATTCCGAGATCAAACGCTTGGAGGAGGCCATACGGTGTGAGCAGGACAAGACCGAACGTGAGAACCTACAACAGCACCTGGAACACTGGATTCGTACACAGAATAATCATCGGTAATTGCCAATAAATACCCTTGTAAGGAGTAAAGTAATGGCAACACCAGTGTGGACAACCACAGCAGGTAAAATTGCAACTATAGATGAACAAGCATCATTTTCGCTTCAACTAGAAGCGAATACTAGCGATTCAACGGCCATCACTTACTCCATGATAGCAGGAAGCCTACCCGCAGGAATGCAGGTTACTACAGATGGCTTGCTAACAGGTACTCCGGCTGAGGTTGCCAAAAGAACTCTTTACACCTTCGTCGTGCGAGCCACGGCCGGTACCGCTATCACTGACAGGACTTTCAGTTTGGATGTACAGGGAGCAGACGCACCAACTTTCACAACAGTGGCGGGACAACTAAACAAACCACTTTCTACGGTTTACACCACTGATAGTTCGTCAACTTGTGATAGCACGTTATCCACAGCAGACACGACCGGAAATGTTACAGTGCTAGATGGGTCTTACATTGAATATGATATTGTTGCCACGGACTCAGACACTGCGGCAGGACAAAATCTTGTCTATGAGATTGTTCAGGGATCACTGCCTCCCGGTGTTACAATGACCACTGGCGGAAAAATTTCAGGAGTGGTGGGACTGACCATTGATGAATCATATGGTCCACAGGGTGGATATGACTTTGATCCTTTTCCTGATTACTCAGCACTGAATCCCGATGACGGCGGAGTTCCAACCTTGCCAAGGAACATTTATGACAGGACAGTGATTTCAAAATCTAGGTCAGTAAACTATGACTTTATAGTGCGGGTGACCGATGGTGTATCCAGTGTAGATCGTAATTTCAATATTTTTGTTTACTCAGCAGACTATTGGGTGGTGTCCAACTCAAATGTTACAATCGACCAAACATTAGTTGGAACAAATCATATTACTATGGACCTTCACACAGGAAGGCCTCCAGTGTTCAAGACAGGCTCTGACCTTGGAACATTCAGACACGACAACGCATTAGTTGTGAAAATTGATGTTGAGGATTTCGATCCGTTGCAGAGTAATCTAGAGTATTCCATACAGTCAGGATCGTTGCCAGCAGGAGTGTCGATAGACATCAACTCCGGAGAACTTTACGGACAGTTAGCAAGACAATCAGCAGTAGAAATTACTTACACATTCACAGTACGGGCCAACAGGGTGATAGCAACGGGGTTGAACGTATTCACAGACCAAGAGTTCACCATGCAAGTGATAGGCGAGTTGGACATAGGGATAGCATTCACTACACCAACCGTGATAGGAACTTTGACAGCAGATATTCCAAGCCTACTTTCAGTGGAAGCAGTTGCAGAAGACACAAATAGGGTGTTAACTTATTCAGTGACCTCCGGATCATTGCCCACTGGCATCACACTTTCCGAGCAAGGGAATTTCCTAGGAACCATTGATCCCAGTGATTTCACCGACTCAACTAGAGTATTCACATTCACAGTCACAGTCAGTGATCAATACCAGTCGGCGGCCACGTCCAAGGAGTTCACTTTAAACATCGACATTCCATACACCCAAGTTGAATACGGAAACATGTCTGGACACGCCACATCATTCATAGATCAGAACATATTCTATAGCATAGGGCAAGATATATCAATAAATTCTCCAGAGTACATATTCAGGCCAGAGGACAGCAATTTTGGAATGAAGTTAAAACCAGACATGTTGATGATGTCAGGACTTGAAGCCCAGACTTTGACTGCGTTCCAACAACAAATGGAACAAAACCACGCACCCAAGACTCTCTACTTTGGTGATATAAAAACAGCGATAGCCAAAGAAGGTACAACTACCAAATATGAGGTTGTCTACATAGAGGTCAAAGACAGTCTACTAAACAAAAACGGTGAAGCCATATCAAGTTCTATAACACTGCGAGATCCAGTGGTAAAACCAATGCTTGGACCTAGGGCGTCCAGCATGAATGCCACGGCAGATTATGTGGATTATGAAATCACCACGGACGGTGGTCTTGCATTCAGTACTAGTGGTTCAAAAGTCAGATACGCCAACCAACTCAGTGCAGATCTAGGCTTCATTGAAAAGATTTATCCAAACGCAGTGGCCAACATGCGATCCAGGATGAAGAGCCTGGGACACAAGGAATGGGACTACTTGCCATTATGGATGAAGACAACACAGGCAGGAGACCTCGCACCGCTAGGATATGTGACCGCGGTACCTATCTGTTACTGCAAACCAGGCACGTCGGCCTTGATCAAAAAAAGAATAGAAGACAAAGCACTTAATTTTAGTAATATTGCATTTACCATAGACAGGTATGTTGTCAGCAAATCAAAAGTTGCCACAGACACATTCACAGGAGACGGCACAACCGCAAGTTTCGTAGTAGATGAAATATTACATGCTGAAGATTTACTTATTAAAGAAGGAAGCGACGTTGTTTTCGTTGGGCAAGGTGTGACTGCCGACAACAGTATCAAACCAACATATCTCACAGCAGACGGAACAATAAGGTCTGCTGATCACGAATTAGGCATAACACTATCTCACGACACAACCACTAGGAAAACAACCATTACTTTTACCAAAGAAGTGCCTCATACTGGTACAATAATAAAGGTGGAGAGATCTAACGATAAATATCTTAAATTTAGGGACAAAGGAATACAATAATGGCTAGCAACATAGTACCGGGAAACATAGACGGAACTTTCCCCAAGGCAGGACAAGACAACAGTTCGCAGGGTTTCAGAGACAACTTCAGTGCGATAAACACAAACTTTACAGAAGCAAAATCTGAGATCGAAGACCTGCAAACCAACAAGGCCAGCAAGGATGGTGCCAGTAACTTTGCAGACAACGAGGTTTCGAGAGCCAAATTCAAGGACACCTCACAAACAGTATATGCACACGGAACAGTTTCAAGTGGAGCAGTAACTTTAAACCACGAAAACGGACACTACCAGACACTGACCATCACAGCAGACACCACTTTTTCATTCCTAAACTTTCCACCAACAGGAGCATTGGGCAGAATAATTTTAGACATCACAGTCTCCCCGACATCAACAGGTATACTAACTTTCCCGAGTGCTGTGATCAAAGCAGACAATGTCACAGGCAGTGATGGGACTTCGGATCAGATCACTATAGGATTAGGCAGGGCACTGTTTGAATTCATGTCGCCAGATGGTGGCACAACAGTATTGATGCACCAACTGGGCAAACAGTACGCATAATAACCAAGGAGTCCGATGTACTTCCATCCATTACAAGAAGAGATAGGCAACATGTCCGAAGAGGACATATCGAAACGTATAAAAGAATTAAACAGGAAGGTTGCTATAGCGAGACGTGGACGTAATCCTGAAATGCTTTTCAATCTGCAACACGCATTAAAGACTTACCAAGATGCTGTCAGACAAAGACGTATCGAAGAGTGGCACAAGAACAACAAGAAATTGAGGAACGAACCAGACCTAGGCGACTTGGTCAACATTGACTAGTAAATAGTTTTGATGTCAAACACATTTTCCTGGAAGACAAAATTCAAAAGCATAATCATAGTTGACGGTGAACTGTTCGCCAATGAGTACAATCTGAACGTATCACTGACTCCTCACACTGCTAGTCTAAAAGAACAGACACAATACTTTGAGAGATTGAAGAACCTATTCGAACAGGTTTTCGCTAACACAATAACGACCTGGAGGGATGAACCCCTTTACCATACATTAAAGAAAAGTACAACAAACAGATTCATTGAATTACCAAAGCCACCCTATGACCAGATCATGGCCGCGGTGTGTTTCTGTAAGGCCAACAGCATACTGGACAGCAAGATCGTGATCAATCACATAGATCTTAGTTCATGGCAGGGAGATGGTATTACCTACACGGTTGACAAAGACAGCAAAGAGCTTATACTGTTAGATAGGCCCGACTGGTTCTCAGCGAAGTTCAGCAAATTTGATCCATGGTGGCTGAGGGCGGACACGGCAACATATGACCAAGAACTTGACAAGGGAATATACACAGGACACTTCAGTTGGAACAACCAAGAGATTCCTGTTGACAAGAAGCACGAGTATCATGCTAAAATATTTGAGTTCCAACCAAAGGTACTAGATGGCGGAAAAGACAAAAATAAATGATCACGGTGATGTGATATTCTCGGAAGAGGATGCAATCGGATTACTGTACACAGATCCAGACTTTGACATATCAAAACTTTACTTCAACGACATAGACAAGTACTCAGACAGTCTTAAGGAGTTGGGCATAGACCTACCAGTGATCAACACAGTACCCGAGAGGCCAACACCTGCAGAGTTTGATAAACAGAACTGTGACAAATGGCACATGCCTAAGAGTTATTCGCAAATAAATGTTTTACAATGGTTGCTTGATAAATGTCAGAACGATGAAGAGAAGATCAGGGTTCAGATGGAATATTCGTTGTTCGAGAAGAAAAAATTCACGAGGGTATTACAGTTCCTGATCTACTTCGTGGACACACTAAGGGCAAACAACATGGTCTGGGGAGTGGGTCGTGGATCAAGCGTGGCCAGTTTCTGTCTGTTCCTGATAGGTGTACACAAGATCAATCCCATGCTGTACAATTTGGACATCACTGAATTTCTGAGATGATAAGTAATAGTAATAGGAGCATATAATATGGTAGCAAGAGCACCCAGAAAAAGAATGTACAGATCAATGCAGGGACGCATGATAGATATTGAAAAACTTAGAGCCGCCAACGAATCAGTTCAGGCAGTTGGTAACATGAATGTCAACGCCAAGGGAGATGTGTTGGGAGCAGGTGGACAAGTTGTCACACCAAAGGAACAGATCATCAAGAAGTACTACGAACAACCAAAGGGAATGGTCAGCGATACTCCAAGCAAAGGCAAAGCGATGCCGGCACCCAAGGCAGAAACAGTGAAGAAAGTTCAGATGACGACACCCGTAGAAGCCAAGCCAGCACCTAAGAAAACGGTTGCACCACAGCCCAAGAAAACACAGAGCACGGCCAAAAAAGGCATAGACGCGGCTCTTGACGGTTTAGAATAAATCTGTTACAATATTCCTATAATGGGACAACTAGAAGATTTACAAGCAAAAGGTTTTGGTTCACATGGTGGTAAGGAATACACCGTCGAGAACGACATCAAACCCCTCAAGAAAAGAGTACTGGTATCAGACATGCACTTCGGAGAAAGGAAATCCGCAGGTGGAATAATAATGATGGACGACGACGGATCGGAGGGCGGAATCCATCCTAGATGGGGCAAGGTTTACGCCATAGGAGATCAACAGGAAGACGTCAAAGTCGGAGAGTGGGTCATGGTATCGCATGGTAGATGGAGCAGAGGATTCAAAGTTAAGAAAAACGGAGTTGAACTTGAAGTGAGAATGATCGATGAAAACGATATACTACTTGTTTCAGACGACGAGCCAGAGGTCAATAGCAAACAAGCAGGATACATCAACATGGGCGGTGCCCAACAGATGACTAAACTGCCTGGCAATGACTAAGATACACACCTGTTACGTCTGCAAGAAAACTTTCACAAACGCAATTTACTGGTACGACAGCATACACGATTCCAAATACGACAAGAGACTGATCAAACCTTTCTGTGGTCCACCTTGTGCAAACAAGTTCAGGGAGATTTCAGATGAGAACAGTTATCCTGCACGTGAGAAACCTTGGCCACGTGGACCGGAATGGCAGATAATACAGGACATAGATTACATAGAGTATGAAAGCGATTAAGATTAAAAAAGTAAAAGTTGAATTGAGCAAGTTAGTCACCATGGCAGAAATGGGCCTAGGTGTAGAACGTCC